TAACCCAAATATTATAAATATAAATCCTAAAGATAGACATAATTGCATCACGAATAATCTCTTTCTAATATCATTTCTAAATAGTGTATGGCCTTTTGGATATCTTTTTCTTTGCCTTTTGACTGATGCCTACAAATGTACTTAATTGCATTGCCCTCAGCAAATAAAATTTTATTTTCATTAATAAATTCTGCGGGCTGAATCTTCATTTTAGAGTAATGATTCCCGCCTACCTGCTTTTCTAAAGAATCATAAGTAGCTCCCTTAAACATATCTTTATGTGTCATTAATACCCCCATCCTACGAATGAAATTCGTTCACCTTTTAAACAATCAGTTACTCTGTGTGGAAACATAAAATTAGATGGAAATAAAATAACATCGCCTTTACCCATAGCTACTCTCTTGTCTCTACATATAAATTCTGATCCTTCAAAGTCATCATTTAAGTTACCTACTATACTTAATATAGGAATTCCTTTTTCATTACCATCAAAAATTGAATGTATATGATCTTGATGTTCTTTCATATAACTGCCTGGAGCATACTTATTAAATCTAAGTCTTGTAATCTTAGTTATAAATTCGTTTTTTGTATTCTCGGCTTTACCACAAAATGTTTTTTGATATTCTCTAATTAACTGATGTAGGAGAGGATGCAGCAATCCACATAAATCATCAGGCATATAAGAACAGATAACACCCTCTGTATCTCTGTCATGAAACTCATTTCTATTATTATTATGCCATAAATGTTTTTCCCACTCTAATTCTTTTGACCTTTCTATTAGCATATCGCATATGCTAGATGGTATAATATTGCCTTTCATTATATACTTTTCAATCATAATCAAAGTCTCTTATAATTTTTAAATTTTCTTGTGCTTGAGCTATTTCATTTATTAATTTATCGCATTCGTCAACGTGTTGTGGATGTTCACCAATAGCTACTGGTTTTTCAAAATATATTTTTATAGTAGCTTCGGCTTTAGATATTTGTGCATTATATTTATCTTCTAGTGCTTGTATTATTAATTTTCTAAACATAGTTTGCCTCGTAAAGTTTAAAGTATTTACCTAATGGAAAGTTATATTGATGATAGGTGCCTAATAAATGCAACGTACCTTTAGATCTTGTTGCACCTGTATACCAAACTCTAAGTTCTTTTACTTTATCCATTAAGTTTTTCTTCTCAAAATGAGAAGGATAATTACATTTACTTGCTAAAACTACATTATCAGCTTCTCCGCCTTTGACTTGGTGAATAGTATCTATAATTATCTTTGGTGGCAAGTTTAAATCTATACCCTCTTTCATTAATTTTTTAAAATACAACTTATCTTTTTCCTTAAATTTTCTTTTAAAAGCATCTTCCCAGCTGCTTTTTTGATCTCTCATACCACACCTCAAATGTAATTCGTCAAAATTAAACACCTGATTCGGATGAGCAAAGCTCCATTTTTTGCTGTCCGCTGACCGGTAGCCGTGATCTATGTTTAAAAGAAACTCATACATTACTGTTGCTTCTTCTCTTGTTATAGATCCACCTTGATTAATTTTATTCCAATACTCAATAGCTAAAAATTGATTAGTATCAAATGATCTATTACCTTTTACATCTTGATAATATAATGAAAGATTTCTTGCTTCTTGCTGCAATTCTTTTTTTACATCGTTTATTCTAGCAAGTACCATCCAAGATCCTTCCATGTCCCAAGGTACTTTTTTTAATCCATTCCATCTATGAATAGATCCTTCTTTACCATTAGATATAAATTCTTTTTTTATTCTATTATCTCCCATAGAATTTAAAATACATTTAGAAAAGAAATGTACATTTTTATTAAGTCTTACAGATTTTTTTAATATAACTTTACGACCTGGAAAAGTTTGAAAGTGTTCTACATCTGCACCATTCCATTCATAAATAGCCTGGTCATCATCTCCAGCTAGATAAACTCTATGTACTTGTGCCGCTAACTTAACAACCAAGTCCCATTGTAAAGGTGTTAAATCCTGAGCTTCATCTACCATTAAGACTCTAAAAGGTATTGATAAACCATCATCAATAAATTTTTGTATCATATCAGTAAAATCTAATCTGTCCGGTGTCCGTTGTCCGTTTTCTAACTCCATAGTTTTAAATTCTTCATAACCTGCAATAATAGATTTGAATTGCTGCAACCTTACAGCTTTTCTTGGCTGCTGTTTGTACAGCCACACAGGATCTACTTTCATGTTTCTAGCTCTGTCATAAATTTGTAGCGACCAATTGTTATAAACTTTTTGCTCATCATGACCTTCTTTAAAATTTACTTTTACAGTTCCATATTGTGTATGAAACGTAATCATATCCACTTTAGGATCTAGTACAGGAATCTCTGCAAATTGTTGTCTTGCTAAACTATGTAGGGTTCTAAAATATTTAAAGTCATCTTCATCATACTCTTTAAATTTTTTTCTTACACGACTTACACATTCGTCAACAGCTTTGTTAGTAAATGATATATAACATATTTCATCAGGTGAATAACCTTGTCGTAAGTATCTTTGTACTCGTTTTAAAAGGTTCTCAGTTTTACCTGTCCCTGGAGGGCCAAATATTTTAACTGTCTTCCCATGCAGCTTTTGCTTTAGTAAATTTGACATTTTTATTTTTGTGTTCCATTTGTTTTGGTAATGCTACAACCCAATGTCTGCTATCAATAGCTTGAAATTTCTTTTTAGGTTTAGCACCTCCCGATTCTAAAAATTTAGTACAATCTTTTTCTGACCAGTTATAACCCATTTTTTTAATAAATTGTCTAAATGTTTCTAATTTAAATCTCATCTCAGAATCATCCTTCCAAATATTACCATTATCAATTTGGTCAAACTCAGTTGTATCTTCAACATCTTCCAAAAACCTAGACATTCTAGAATTAAATACATCACCCATTTCTTCTGCTGCATCAAATCCTTCCATGTCTTGTTTGTTAGATATTAACTCTTCTAGCCAATCTCTGTAAGGGTCAGGGTCTCTTTTAGAAGGCTTTAAAGTACGCCAAACTATATCATAATTAAGCAATGCTTCCCCTAATAGCTGCTGTTGATATAATTGTTTAGTAGATAATCTAATTGATTTACCTTGGATGGGTAATATCCAATAAGGTTCAGGGTAAGAATTAACTTTTAAAAGTTTTCCTACTTCGGGTAACGCTTCATTAGTTCCAATCCCAAACTTACGCTTAACGCAAGTAGATGATACGCAGTGCATTCTAGCGATTGACGTTTTACATTTGTACGCATATTCTTTATTTTCTACACCTTTAAAAATATTTTGCAACTCTTTAGGATGTAAGTTTTCAGAACAAACTTTAGTCATCATATTTCTAGTCCAATCTTCATACATAACTGGATCAGGATTTATTTTTTTTGCTAATACTGCTACGTTAAACATAGCATCATTTCTACCCTCACCTTTTTGCACTCTGTTTTTCATAAAGTTAATTACACAAGGTGGGTAATCTTTAGTTTCATCATCTTGAAATATTTTTAATTTTTTAAAGTCTGCTGGTTTTAATCTGTAAGGTTTTACAAATTCAAATAAATTTTCTATTTTAATTCCGTTACCATTGTCATCCATAGCAACACGAGTTGTCATATGTGCTTTTTGATATGGTAAGTTTACAAAGTTACCTTTTCTTTTGTCGTCCCATTTTTCAGGAGATAGGTCTACTTCATCTTGAGCAGGATAGATGTCTGTTGTTGTGTCGTTGATTCCTAAGTCTGAGGCTATCTCTATTAGTTTCTTACGCATTGCTGATGCAGCAACGACTCCATCAATAAATAATACTAAGTGTAATCCGTTGGATTTCGATCTGAACGGGATGAGTGGGTACTGTCTTTTCCGTATAACCGATATAACGTCCTTATGCTGTATATTATAACGATCAACATCGATGACCCCCCAAGAGCATGTATTATCATCTCTAATTGGAACGCTTCCATAGTATGCTTCTCCTTTTAAATGTTGTTTCCAATGATCTAACGTCATTGGTTTTGGTTCAACCCAATGTTTGAATTCATTTTTGCCGTTCGGTTTTTTACTTCCTATAGGCTGAGATGCACCAAAATATGTAGATGAGCCCTGGAAGAGTTGTACAAACTCTTCCAAGGTTTTGTCAAGTAGACTCATAGATTAGAAGGGTGTTTTTTCCTGTTGTTCTTCTTTTCCATGATTAACTTTTACTGATCCTTTTTTACAAGTCTCGTAAAAGCCGAATGCTGCTTCTAAAACAGTCTTATCAGCCACAGGGCCAATATGTTCTATTTCCCAGCCATACCATGATCCTAACTGATTTTTCTCTAAAACAGTTCGCATTTTATATTGCTGCGTGAATGGAGCAGGTTTAAAGAAACCTTTACCATCAGCTTTTTTCTGTCTTAAAGACATCATCATAGAGTTCCACTTCTTAGATTTTTTTCTTTGAGTGGATTTCATAGTAACCAATGCAGTTGATTGAGAACCATCTTCACATATTAAAATATAGTGAGAAGCTGTTTCTTCTACATAGTTGCCGTTTTCAAGTCTATCTTTACCATTATCATCTCTTGTTGTTTTAGACATGATGTCTGATGTTGCAGGATAAACATTTACTGGTGCTACTGCACCTTGGTCTCTGTCTTTCCATTCGATATACTCTAATTTATAATAACAAGGTATAACTGTAATACCATTTTGACCATTATAAAGTTGGTTCGTTACAGTATTATAAATCATACCTGGTCTAGCAGCTTCGATAAACTGACTATCACCTTGTGTTACTTGAGGAGATAATTGTCCTAGCACTTTTAAAAATGGTAATGCTACTGATTTAGCATCAACATTATCAAAGCCAGTATCAGCAAATTGTTCTAAATTTACTGCAGCTAAAGCTCCTCCTTTTTTAGCTATTACTTCAACATCTTTCGTTGTTTTTTCACCGTTATTCATACTTATCCTTTGTTAGTTATTTTAGTTTTATTAGCGATATACACTCCAAACATATCGAAGGGTATTTCTTTACCTTGTTCAACTTGATCCTTAACAAATGCTTTAAGAGTCATCGGTTCAACTTTTTGTTTTTGATTATAGTTGAAACCAAACTTCTCACAAACACTTATAAGTTCAGACACTTGATTGTCTTGGCCTCTGCTAAACTGAGTAGTAATAGTATTCTTAATTAAATCTTCATGACCATTACCTCTCAACCAACTGAAGGCTTCTTCAATCCTAGACTCAGGAATCTTAGCTGCATAAAAAGGTTTTACTTCTACAGTAGAACCATCTTTAAGTTTAAGCAAAGACACACCTGCTTCTTGCATCATATCTGGAATAGTTCTCTCTTCTAAATCTCTTGCTTGAGATTTTAGTTTTGAGATTTCTTCTTCACGCTGTTCGATTTGGAGTCGGAGACCGCTAAGTTTTTGACACTGATCAGAAATAGATTTAATCTGATCCTGATCTATGTCGATTTTTGACATTTTTTCGATATCCATATTTATTCCTCCTGGAAACGCTTATAAATAAATTGTTGACCAATGCAAGAAGAAAGTTTATTAATTTGTTCGATGTGGAAATACCCGTACAAAACAAAACCCTATGAACATCAGAGGGAAGCACTTAAGATATCTGCACATAAATCTGAGTTTGCTTACTTTATGGAAATGGGCACAGGCAAAACTAAAGTTACTATTGATAACATTGCTTGGTTGTATTTACAAAATAAAATTGATTCGTGTTTAATTATTGCACCTAAATCAGTTTATACAGTATGGCAAACAGAAATAGAAACACATTTACCTGATGAAGTTGAATATTATATTTACAGATGGAATATAGATAAAAAAAATAAAGATAAAACTAAATTATTAAATATCTTTCTTATTAATGTAGAGGCTTTATCTACTAAGAGAGGTTTTGATGCTTGTATTAATTACTTATCTAAAAGACCCCGAAATATGGTAGTGTTGGATGAATCCACAACCATAAAGAACCGAACAGCAAAAAGAACAAAAAACATATTAAAACTACGAACACTATCCGCCATAAGGCGTATACTAACAGGATCGCCAATAACAAAATCTCCATTGGATCTATATACACAATGTCAATTTTTAAATCCACAACTTTTAGGCTTTAGCAGCTACTTAACATTCAGAAACAGATATGCTGAAATGGGTGATATTCCAGTGGGTTCTGGTAGATATATTAGTATCCCAAAATATTACAAAAACTTACAAGAGCTAGAAAATAAACTAAAAGGCTTTTCTTCTAGGGTTCGTAAAGACCAATGTTTAGATCTAGAACCTAAAGTAAGGCAGAAAAGATAT